GTGGCCTTGCGGTTTTCCGGGCACATACTGAGATGCGGAGTTATGAACCCTTGAAGCATGACACCCCCCGAAGGGGCAGCTGCTGTCATGCCCGGCACGCGCCCAGCGTTACCGCTGGTCCCCAGCCTAGTACTCGTCCCTACCAAGAATTAGATAGGGATTTGTTACTAAGGCCCCGAAAGAACAGGAGTGGCGTACGACTTTATACGCCACTTCTCTCCTCGGTTTTACCTCCAATGGGAGGGAAACCCGAGACCGTGCCAACTGCCAGTACAAATATGCGGAAGATTGCATACTCGGCTGGCTGATCGAACAAGCAGTTGTAATAGGCACCAACCTCTTACGAGGACGATGCCCGGTCACTAGGCTTGTAGGATCGTCGGTGGAAGTTCCACCCCAGAGTACTTTAGGAACGAATTCCCGGTACTTAAGGTGAAACATTGCTAGCTCTTCTGTGAAGAAGAAGTCGCAATTTCCATTCGAGTCCCAGTGAAATACTCTGTTGAGTATATTCATGAGATCTAACACGGTAGTCACCGGCCGACGAATGTAGAACGGACGAATATCATATCCGTTCCACCAATGGGCACCGCAACTTTCGCGGTAAAGCCCTTTGTAATTCGTCTTCTTGGGATTCATCTTAAAACCCAGGAAGGCCAGCAACCGTCGAAGACGAGGGACCACGGCGCATGGCGCAATGATGTCATCTCCGTAGACCGAAACGATCCCCTTCAAATTCGAAAGCTCAAGACATACGCGAGTTATTGCGTAGAAAAGGAGGCTCTCTAGCTCAAAGGTAAATCCATTCCCCATCGATGAAAACATCTCCAATTCGTGGAGATGCCCATCAACAAGGGTCGACTTCACGCGAAGATCATCCAGCAACCAGTACCAATCGAAAGGTAGGCACTGAATTACCAGCTGGTGCGTGATAGAGTCAGATGCTGCGGATAGATCGATGGTCGCGAGACCACGTTTCACCGCCTCACCAGAAAGCCGCTGGTTCACTCGTTGATCACGAAGATCAACACCGAACCTACGGAGCCTCCGGGCTATATGCATTCCAACGGATCGTTGGAGGAGCATGTTACCCGAGGGCTCTTTGGCGGCAACTCTGTCGATTTCGGAGTTCTTCGGAACAGTAAAGAGTTGAGAACTCTCTGTCGGAACTAAAGTCTGGGAACTTAACAACGTCCCTGAGAACGCTGCTAGCCAGTGTTTTACCCCCGACATGGAGATCAAAGACTCTTGACCAAGCTTAGTCAGTGCGGCAAGTGGGCCGCGCTTGACTCCGACACTGGCGCCATTGGTGTGAACCGAGTTCGTGAGAACGTCGGGGTAGACCAACTGACCCAGGATCTTGCCAGTAACCTTACGGACATGCTCAAAAAACAAATCAGAGCTTGTCCAACCTAAGTCCCCCCCTAAGAGGAGACGTTGGTTAGTCTTGGCATTGTTGCGCTCGATCTTCTGCCACTTCACAATGGCCGCAGTTCGACGCTCCACCGCGCTAGCAGTACCAGGACCGTTATACTTCGACAGGAGTTCCTGCCGGAGATACGTGCCCTTAACGCTGTCAGGGATGGAGTCCTGAAGCTCACGAATGAACCCCAAGTTGTCAAACTGGTGCGGTAACTCAACAGCAAACTTGTGTTTGTGCTGACGAATCATCGACGTTATCTCCTTATGGATGATGTAGATGGCACTGCTTCTGCATGCCTCCTTTCGTCCCCAGCTCACTTGCTGGGTTCGGCCAGAGGGGCTCCATGCAGGAAATCATAAAGGTCACGTAGATCTTCATGAAACTGTATCGCGTTATCAATATCGACCCTCGACATGAGGATGACAGTAACGATCGAAAACAGAACAGTGACGGCGATAACCATTGTTCCCCCTTTAGCGGTTCTGTAAAGAGACCGCAAAGAGGATAACAATTGTGAAAAGCCAAACGACCTCATAATCAGTAGAAGTCATCAAGCTGGGTCACCACCGTATCAACGGCAGTCTGACTCGTTGCGAGAAGATTTGCAACGAGGCCCACCAGGTTCTTACGTTCCTGGAGAGTACTCAGGTTGTCGTAGGTCAGTGTCAAGTCGGCGTAAGCCGTCCGAATCACTGATTTCCGTACAACACCGTTGATCGTCTCGTCGACCACGGTCGGCATGGCGAGAACGATGCGAGCCTTCGTCTTATCAGACGAAGAACGCAGGCTGATGGAAAGCTTTTCCCGACCAGCCGGCGAATCACCCGTACGCAGGAACGTGTTCACACCGTCGTTAGAACGGCGGGAAGGAACGTAAGCGTGAGCGACGGGAGTGGTTTCACGGTCGTTTACCGTGATCGTAGTAAGAGCAGGCATTATGCCATCTCCAAGGTTAAGGCTCAGCGAATATACTGAGCGATGAGTGCGATCGCATTCATGACTTGACCGCGTGAAAGAAGCGGGTCGCAGTAAGGCGTCGGGATCACGAACCCATTGTTTGGGACACGTGACATCGATTTCGTTCTGAAGACCTGCTTCGGTTGAGTACCGAGGAACTTAGGGTTAAATTCCTCAGCCATCCATGCTGAGTTTAGCCAGTAAGTTTCATACCCGTGGATAAAGTCAACCACGAGTGGAAGCGTCAAGTACGCCAGAAACTCGCTGATATGGAAGAACCAATCCACCACGAAAGAGAAGGGTAGAGCTTCCCACACGATTGCCCAAGGGTTATCAAGCCCAAGTTGGTCGAGTGTGAAGAATATACTCCCAGGTACCGTAAACGTGGCACCAGAGGATATACCCCGGCGAAAAGTGCCGGATACCTTAATCCGCGTAGAAGACTGTAGGGAAGCATAGGGC